CGCAGCTGCCGGCGGGTGATCCGCCGCTTGAAGTCCTCCACGTCCCATTCGTTCATCTCGAGGGCGAGCCGGTAGGTGAACAGCTCCCACGGGTCCGCCCTCAGTCTTTTTTTTCCTCTTCGACCTGCTCCTCCGTCGGGTCGTTCATGAGCGGGACGCAGAACCGGGCGATCTCGTCGATCACCTTCGGCTCGCTGGCGGCCAGGGCCTCCAGGGCCTCGTCGGTCTGGGGAACCGTCCGCTCGCCGTGCTCGTCGCAGAGCATCAACTGGACGAGCCGGGCCGCCAGCGGCGCGTCCCCGCTTTGGTGCTTGTTGCACCACATCCGCCACTGATCCACGTCGCCGCTCGACGGGTTGCGGACGAAGACCTTCCGGCCGCCCAGCGACTTCACCTCAAGCTCGAGCGGTCCGCCTTTCAGCGCCGCGAGATTCAGCAGTTCATCGAAGGAGAGCATCCGTTACTCCAGGTCGCCGGTGAGTTGGAACGTGGCCGTCCCGGTCGACCACTGGCCCGACCGGCCGGAGTGGTTGAAGGCCATCAGGATGGCCTCGCCCGAGATCACGTTGCCCGGGCTATCAAACACGATCTGGGCTTTGAGTCCAGCGTCCGTCGACGCGAAAGACGGCGGCCCCCAGAAGGTGAACGTGAGCGTCGGCGGCTCGATGCTGGTCACGTCGTACTGCTTGACGACGCGGGCATTGGCCCCGGTCCCGAAGACCGGGCTCCCGACGTGGGTCACCTCGTGGGTCTCCCCCGCTTTCGACTCGGTGTCGAAGCCGGTCAGGAAGCCGATCGGGATTCCGTTGAAGAGAACCGAGGTCCCTTGCGAAGAGTAGAAGCCGGGCATCGGTCCCTCCGATCAGGACCCGGCCTGTTCCTCGCCGTCGATCACTTCCTCGAACGTGGCCGAACCTTCGACGTATGCGTTCGTCTTGCGGGACAGGCCGGAGGCGGTCACCCGGTAGGTCCCGGTTCCGTCGGCGGTGTCCAGCTCGCCGACCGTGCCCTCGTCGATCGCCACCGTGTTGTCCACCGACCGGTAGGCGATCGTGAACTTCCGCGGGTCCCGCTTGGGCACGATCGGGGCCAGCACCATGACGGCCTCCCCGCCGTGCTCGACGTCGAGCGTCGTCATGTCGAGCCGCTCGCGGCTGGGCGCGGATGCCTCGTAGGAGATGTCCATGCACTTGTAGGTGTTGCCGTCGAACTGGAACGTCGTCCCGTGGCTCGTGGTGAAGGTGTCGCCGGGCATGGGTCACTCCTGGTAGGTGATTTCGACGGTGAGCTCGACGGTGAAGGTCGGCTGTTCGCGGCCCTCGAGGAATCCGGAGTCGCCGTCGGCGACGTCCACCACGAGGCATTTTTCGATTGTCTCGCCGTCGGCCGAACCCTTGAACCTGTGGATGGCGGCCGTGATCTGGTCGGCGATCTCCCAGGCCTGGACGTAGGAGTCGGCGAAAACCGCCACGTTGAACGTGGCCACCGGCGGAACCTCGTCGAACTCCGGGAGGTCGTCGAGGGCGTCCGGCAGCAGCTGCTCCCGGATCGTGGCCGTGCGGTTGTAGATGACGTAGGGCGGGTCGCCGGCTCCGGTCATCTCCACCGGCCAGGCCGTGACCTCGTAACCGCTGCCGCTGCCGGTGGCGTCCTCGATCGCGGCCTTCAGCCAGACGTGGGGGGAACCCATCACCGCCTCCGGTAGTTCGGGTTGGAGTTTTTGCCGCTGGCCAGTTCACGGGCGGCGGCCTCGAGGGCCTTCTTCATCTCCGAGACCAGCAACGACTGGGCCGGGCCTTTCGAGGCCTGCCGGAACTGTTCCATGATCTCGCGGGGCCGGATGAACTTCGTGCCCCCGTCGATCCAAATGGCCTTCCGGCTTTCGAATCCGGCCTTGAATCCGACGACCCCGTACACGACCCCAGACTTGTTCTTGCCGATGTATTTTGATTTGACGGTGGCCGCCCGACGCAGAGCCCCGCCGCGCCGCTTGAAGTTGTCCTTCCGCTGCCCGCGGACGATCGTCGACTGGATCGTTTTCGTGCCGCCCTTCGGCGTCAGCCGTTTGAGGAGCGGGACCTGCGGGCGGAGAACCCGCTTCATGACGGCCTTCAGGTGTTTTTTCGCGATGTGCCGGGGCAGAGCATCGAATCGGCCCATCAGGGATCCGATCTCCCCCTGCATTCCCTGCCAGTTCAGCGTGATCACGTCGCCTGCTCCTCGACGGTCAGCTCGAGCTCCTCGCGGCGGCCCCGCTCGACCACCCCGGCGATCATCAGGATCCGGTCGTTCCGCGATACCCACCGGAGCCGCATCAGCCCGGTCACCCCGGCGACGTACCGGATCCGGACGGTCGCCTGGAGGTTGCCGCCGATCTGGCCGCGGCGGGCCTGCTCCGAATAGCTCACGGCCTCATAGGAGCCGTAGACCTGGCGGACGGCCTCCCAGGTGGTCACGCTCTCGCCCGCGGCGTTCCGCGTCGAGACGGGCTCCTGGATCTCGAAGACCTCGGTCAGGATGCCGGAGGGGACGGCCATCACCAGCCCCCGTTCCAGCTGCTCGCGGCCAGTAGGGTGTCGAAGGCCTGGGGAAGCTCGGTCGACCCGTCGGTCGCGATCACGCCCCGATTGTTGAACTGGTGGTCGACATAGGCCAGGATCGCGGAGCGGAGGAGCGGGTCGATCGGATCGCCCGGCTCGACCCCGGCCCAGTAGGTCACGACCACCCGTTTTCCGGTCCCCTTCGACAGCTCGACCGTGGCCGGGACCGCGTCGGCCTCGACCTCGTAGTCGTCGCCCTCGGTCAGCTCGACGTCGTCGGCGGTGACGACCAGGCCGTAGGCGCTGCCCGTCAGCAGGGGCGGGGCCGGGAGCCGGAGGACCGCCGGAGCGGCCTTCCAGGTGGCCCGGTATTCGGTGGCCAGGATCGCGATCCCAAGCCGCGCCTCGATCAGCCGGCGGGCCGTGGCGATCTGGCCGGCCAGGAGCGTGTCGTGTTCGTCCTGGTCCGGCATCAGGCCGATCTGGGCCTTCGCCTCGTCGAGCGTCACCGGCTCGGACGCCGGAGGCGTCAGCACCTTCAGGGTGTCGGGCCTCATGTAATTGTGCCCTCGCCGATCAGGATAATGTCGTAGGCGGCCGCGGTGGTCTCGGAATGGTTGATGAACTGAAGCTGTTCGTCGCCGTTATCAACGATCCACCCAACGGCGCTGGGATTCGTCAGAAGCATGACACCGCCGGCCGCGATCTGAAGGCCTTCGCTTTCGCTCGCCTGGAGCGGGCCGCTCCCCCAGTCCTCTGGATCCGCAAGCGACAACCACGAAAGCGGAACGGTCCCAGTGTTTCGGATATAGATCGCTTTGATCGCGGTGAACTCCACAGATCCGCGATCGTCGGCCAGGCCAGCTCCAAAATCCAGAATGTCGCCGTCGTCCGCTGCGATCGTCCGCGAATCGCTCCAGACGATCTCCGCCTGGTTCTCCCCGGTGCCGTTCGCGAAGTTGATCGTCCGCGAGACGTTCGTGACGCGCGTCGTGGAAGACAGGTCCGACGAGCTCGACTCCGTCGCCAGGATCTGGAGCAGGATCTTCGCCGTTAGCGTCACTGGATCACTCCCCGGTATTCAGCGGCGGCACCGCACACGGCCCGCTCCACGGCGGCCCGCGGCTTGTCCGGATTCCCATCGACGTCCGTCGTGGCCAGGCCGGCCTCGACCAGGCGGCGAGCGAGGGCGGGGGTCGCGTGGATCACCCGACCCGGCGGCACGGACCTGTAGGTCTTCAGGAGGCGGATCGGAGTGAGCGCGGCCACGGGATCCTCCTGAAACGCCACGGCCCGGCGGGCGGCATCCCTGCCGCCCGCCGGGCATCGCGCGAGTGTCACGTTCAGCTGCCGGCGGAGACCAGCTTGGCCACGAACTGCGGGTCGTGGTTGGCCAGGCCGAACCGCTGCAGGCCGCGGTAGACGATGCCGTTCGACTTGAAGGCCGCGTGCTCGGAGGCCGCGACCTCGAGGCCGTTCTGCTTCAGCACAACCGCGGTCGCCATGGCGAAGTCGCCGTAGAGGGCCAGCGTGCCGGCCGGCAGTCCCAGGACCCGGTAGACCGGGGCACCCATGACCGTCGGCAGCACCCGATCGCCGACGAGCGTCGACTGGCTGATCACGCTCGACTTGAGCATGTGGGTCCAGCCTTCGCCCGACACGACCCAGGCCGTGTTCGCGGCCCGGGTGTCGATCTTGCCGACGATCTCGGCCAGGTCGCCACCGTCGAAGTCGGTGCCGGCCTCGACCTCGTTGTCCTCGTCGATCAGGTCGACCAGGCCGTCGATCTCCTTGGTCTCGTCGCCGTTGAGCCAGACGTTGTCGATCTTGGTCGCGACCGCGATCGAGATCTGGCGATTAAACACGGTCGCGAGGTTCGCCACCCCGGCCGCGTCGTCGAGGAGCCGCCGCGAGATCGTGACCAGACGGCCGACCTCGTGGAGCTTGATGTCCTCGCGGCTGGTCGGGAGGGCCTCGTCGTCGACCTCGGTCAGCTCCTCGACCCAGTCGGCCTCGATGTCGCCGATCTTCGGGATCTGGAACTCGTTCGAGGTCGTCTCGAACAGGGTCGCGAGCTGCACGCCGACCGACTGGTAGGCGAGCGTCTCGAGGAACCCGCGGTACAGCTCGGGGGAGACCAGCTCGACGCCGGCCCCGTCATAGGTGGGCGAGGTCTCGCCCATGTTGCGGAGGTCGATCGCCTTCGCGCCCATGCCGATCGCCCGGAGGAACGCGCCGCCAGCGACCAGGTCTTCCGCCTTCACCGGGCCGCGCTTGGCGATGTGGATGGCCGGAGCCTTCCGGGTCGCCTTCTCGACTTCGCCGGCGGGGGCGGAGGCGGGCGTGGCCGCCGTCACCTTCCGCAGTTCCTCGAGCCGGTTGTCCAGTTCTCGCTCGCGGGCGGCCTCGACGGCCACTTCGGCGGCGCGGGTCTCGGCGGCCTTCAGCCGCTCCTGGATCGACACGGCGTCGGCCTCGTCCTTCGGCTCGAGAGCGCGAAGGTCGACGATCTGCTTGTGAAGGGCGGGCGCTTCATCCTGAAGCTTGGCGAGCTTGGGGCTGGGCATCATGCCCTCCTGTGAGCGTTGGTAGTTGTCCGAAACCTCTCGCACGATAAAGACGACCGCCCGAACCCTTGAAGCAAATCAGGGGCGACATTTTCCGTCCGGGCACGACTCCGGCACCCGGCCCTGTTGCCGTTGCCGCTTGCATCGTTCGCAGCCACAGCGGCAGACCTGCTCGACGCGGCCGTCTGGTTTCCAGACTCCGTTGACGCATGTCTGGCCACAGTCGCAGTCGGTCGGAGCCGGGGCCGGGGGCGCAGGCGCGGCCGTGACCATCGAGGCCCGGGCGGCCGACACCGCGGCCGCGGCCTTCGCGTGTTCGAGGTCCAGGGCCTGGGGCTCCGCAGACAGCCAGACCAGGAGCGAGATCAGCCAGCGCCAGAGGTTCATAGAGTGTTTCCGTTTTCGAGGATCTGGAACCCATCCCGATCAACACGCGACCGCACCACCGCGGCCGGCTGCTCCGGCGGAGCCGGCTCGACGAACACCGCGACCCACAGGAGGTTCTTCGCGGCCTTCGCGATCCAGCGGAGGACGGGCCGGTCCTGGGGGCCGGGGCCGGGGGCGGGCCTCGAGCTGGTCCACCAGCCGGCCGCGAAAACGATCACCAGGATCAGGAGCGTGTTTCGGTCGAGCTTCATGGCTTTCCTCTAGAGCGCGAGATCGAGGCCGGGGATCATCACCGGGCCGTCGGCGGGCGGGGGCGGGGCGAGAACGTCATTCGAGAGATCGCGCCAGCCGAAGCCGGCGACGGAGCCGACCGCGAAGGAGTCGGGCTGGCTTCCCAGCATTCGTTCGACGGTGGCCCGGCGGACCCAGAAGGATCCCTCCGGCATGTCGGCCGGCCACTTCGGCCCGGAGATCCAGCGCGGCCCCCAGCTGTTCAGGCACAGGAGCGCGTCGTCTGGCGATCCGTTCTTCGCGTAGCGGACCGCCACGAAACACATGCAGTGGGCCCACTGGCCAGAGGCTCGCGCGTAGGCGTGCTGGTCCCGGACCGATTCGAAGCCAACCAGCGAACAGACCGGGATCGGGAACCCGGCCTCGATCGCGGCGGCGGCCTCCGCGAAGGTCTTGACCATCGCGACATGCTGGGCCGGGTGCCGCTTCGCGATCGCGTCGAGCTTGCCGCCGTCGCCCTGGCCGCCGTTGCCAAAGGCTCCCCACTTCTTCGCCCGGTCGGCGGAGTAGACGCGGAGATCGTGGCCGCCAACTTCCTCGCGGTAGACGATGCCCCAGTCACGGACCCACCGGGCCGCGGCCGCGCCGTAGCTGCCATCGCTCCAGCCGCCGACGGGCGCGCGACCGTCCCCCGGCCGGCCCCGGGCCTCGACGCGGCTCCCTCCATAGATCGCTTCGGTCGACGGGAACGGCGGCGGGTTCGCCAGTCGGCCCGTCTCCCAGTCCACACACTGGGCGATCCAGACCCCATGGGCCCAGCCCCATGAAACGCAGTCGCCAATGCCCTGCCGCTCGACCACCCACGGCCGGCCGTAGAGCGCGGCGTGGGCCTTGTAGGCGGCGCGGTACAGGAACGTGTCGACCCCCTTTGCCTCGCGGATCGTCTCGGCCCCGGCCTGGCGGAACATCGGCTCCGGCAGCTCGCGGAGGAACGCGGCCACCCCGTCGGGATCCGGGTGGTAGCCAAAGTCGCCGTCCCCCTCGAGGCCGAACCAGCCGCCGGCCGGGCGGCCGCGGAGGCCGGCGACCAGGAAGGCGGCGGCCACCCCCAGGAGCAGGACGAACGCCAGGAGCCGCAGGTGGCGAAACTCAGCGCGAGACATCGGCGGCCCTCGCGATCTCGCGGTAGGCGGCGATCCAGGCGGACCGCTGGGCGGGCGACATCGGCGCGCCGCTCGTGCCGGCGGTGCGGTCGAGGTATTCGCGGATCGCCTCGCGGGCCCGGGGGTATTTCTCGCCCAGGGAGACACCCTTCCACCGCAGGGCCTTCGCACGGGTCCGCAGCTCGTCCCAGGCGACCCCGGTCTTCACGAGCGGCTCGGCCGACAGGCCGTCGTGCTCGAGCTCGTCGGCGAGCTCGGCGAAGTGGGCCGAGACCGCCGCGGCGTCGGCGGCCGCGTCGGGGCCGACGAACATCCCGCGGAGGTCGATCGCGGCGTCGGGGGCGGGGGGCGCGGGCGTGGGGGCCGTCGGCCCCGACCGGGCCCACATCACGGCGGCCGCGGCCAGGAGCGCCGCCCCGGCCAGGTGCTTCCGCTCGATGGTCGGAGCCTTCTCGGCGAA